GATATATGGAAGCACTTAATGACCAAAATTGAAGGTTGGTCAAGGAGGGCATAACGAATAACAGGTCATGGCAACAATAACTGCAACACTAAACATTACAAGCGCAGACGCAACGTCTGAAGCACTGGCGATAGCTCAGACTGACACTATCACCATCACAACACCATTGACAAACACAGCGCGAGAGTCTGTGGACACTGTCTCTGCTACTGTTTTAATTCCCGCAGCAAAAGCGGCAATCACATATCTGTACCTTAAGAATGCAGACACTACCAACCCTCTAACTATAAGAACAGGTGCTTCTGTCCCTTACGCTGTTTTGGGCGCTGGTGAGTGGGGGTTCTTCCCTGTTCAGGCATCTGTAGGATGTGAGGTAATAGCCACAGGGTCTGCGGTTATAGCTGAGTATGGATACTGGACTCAGTAATAGAGAGAAGCTGTTGGTAGGGGTAACCCTGCTATCTCTTGCTGTATTGGTATGCGTAAGCTTGAGGGCTTCATCCCTTAAGGAAATTGAGATGGTACAGCGAGAGAAAATCTCTATGAGTCTTTCTAAGATAAAGGTTTATGAGTCCCGTATAGGAGTGCTTGAGGGGAGGATTGACAAGATTCAACTGGAGCGAGACTCCATTCAACAACTAAGAAATCAAATCCATGTCAAGACAGTCCATATTATTGACAGCGTTTACGCTTTGCCTTTTGAAGGCAAGTCTGAGTTTTTCTCAGCAGAAGTCTCCCGTATTGATTCCATACGAGGGCGATACCTTAGTAGCAATAACTGAGCATCAGTTTGACGTAGTTCTTTTTTCCTTCTCTTACTTGAGGGAGTTGAAGGAGGACAAGGCTTTAGCTGAGAGCCAGCTTGCAAGGGCTGACAGTGTGATTAAGTTCATGGATCAGCAGTTTGTGCTACAGGTTAAAGCCGACAGGGAGAAGGACGAGGTGATACAGAGTCTTGAGGTGATAGTCAAGCACCATAAGAAAGAGTTAAGGAGACAGAAGCTTAGGTCAACGATACTGAACATAGTCTTGGGTGTCGGCTTAGCTGCGGAAACGGCTATCATTATCAATGCCGCGATACGGTAAGTTTAAATCTCTATCTTTGTACAAAATCTAATTTAATGACAAAGCTTACTGACAAAGAGTTCAACGAAATCAAGGAGATTCAAGAAAAGTTCCAAAAGGCCAAGATGAGCTTGGGGGACTTGGAAATCACCAAGAAAGCAATCCTTGATGAGGTTGGCGAAATGAAGGTTCAATTCGCACAGGTTGAATCATCGCTTATTGAGAAGTACGGTGCAGACTCAGTTATTGATATGAGTACTGGCGAAATAAGAGAGAAAGATGTGCAAACTGTATAACTGGATAAAACGATTCCTGATGGGCAAGATTAACAACACGGCAGCTTATGCTTCTTCTACACCAACAAGCAACACACTGCTAATAGGTTCTGAGCAAGCTGGTGGCGCGACAAAAAATTATTTGGTTAGTGAGATTTCTGCCTTTCTAAACCTCAACCCAACTCTATCAACATTATCGGTTACGGGCAACGCTACTATAGGTGGTACGCTTGGGGTTACAGGCGCAACAACTCTTGGTAATGCAAGTGTTACAAATACTCTTGTGGTTACAGGCTCAACAACCATGACTACGGCTCAGGTTAACAGTCTTACTGTAGTATCAACTGCAACTGTGGTGTTGTCTGCATTTGATGATGATGCTGCTGCGGGAGCAGGAGGTCTTACCAGTGGAAGGCTTTACCAAACAACGGGCGCTGGAGCCGCTCCACTCAATACAGCTGGCATTGTTATGGTCAAACAATAATGCACGAAGACATCCGCAAGATATCAGTTGGCCCTGATTACAAGTCAGGAGCTATGCACTACATTGTAGGGCAAAGCGTACTTGGTGGCGATTATCTGATACATCTAATTAAGCGGGATGCTGACAGAAACTCTGTAAAGGTTTGGATCATAAAGAACAATGAGGTTGTCCTTTGGAAGGAGTTCAACTCAACAATGCCTATTTCAATCGAATACAACATAAACTTCTAATGAAATCTCCATATATGTTTATCGTAAAGCCTGTAGATGGCAAGCGGTACGCAAACACCAAAGAGGTCGGTGGTAAAGAAATCCTTATAAGCACCTCGCAAGAAGATCACATACACTCAAACAGGTTTGCAGAAGTCATTGAGACTCCTATCAACTATGACGGGCCTATTGAGGTTGGCGATTTGTTGCTCGTTCATCATAATGTTTTTAAGAAGTATTATGACATGAAGGGTAGGGAGAAAAGCGGTAGAAGTTTTTTTCAGGAGGATATCTTTTTTGTAGACTCTTTACAGTTCTTCCTTTACAACAAGGGCGATGGGTGGGTCGCGCACGATAAGTATTGTTTTGTTAAGCCATCGGACAAGAAGGCTTCGTTCATTGACAAGATGGGTAAGGAGGAACCATTGGTCGGAACAATTCGTTATATTAATAAGCAGCTTGAGGAGTTGGGACTGAAGGAGGGAGACGAGATAACGTATCAACCCTACAGTGACTATGAGTTTACGGTAGACGGAGAAAAGCTCTACCGTATGTTTACGGATAATATTACAGTAGTATTGTGAAGCGAGTAAAAAAAGCTGGACGCAGAGAGTTCTCAGATGTGCAGCGCAGGATGACAGAGAAAACGCATGGCGGCAAAAAGTACAACCGAAACAAAGACGGATTCAAGAAGCATCAAGCTACAGATTATAGAAGCTGGGAGGAAGGCAGTGATTCAGTTGATTAAGGTTGCGAAGGAAGACATCATCAAAATCGACCCTGAAGATGAGTTGGCTGCTGACAGGCTTAAGAACGCAGCGGCCACAAAGAAGCTTGCCATCTTTGATGCCTTTGAGATATTGAACAGGGTTGATGCAGAGCAGGAGGCTTTAGACATGATGTCGTCTGCGGGCAATAGTAAGGCTATATCATCTAACCAAGGGTTTGCAGAGCGAAGATCAAAATAGTCTATACAGGGTATTAGATGGGGTAGTCCCCGTCAAGATACTTAACTCCAAAAATAAGAAGAGGAATTGGAAGTACGGTTATGAGCCTAAGTACGATATTGTTGTCATATCCAAAGACGGTACGCTTGGAGAGATATACCTGATAGAGGGTATTAAGATAGGGCTACCGCTTGCGCCCAAGAAGTGTCTTCAGAGACACTCGCAATCCAAGAGTCAGTATTGGGAAAGAGAGGACTACCCGAAAGAGCTGTCCCGTATTCAAAGCATTTTTCAATGGAACGATATGCCTACCGACTTTAAGGGGCGATGGGTTGACTACATTGAGGGGGAGTTTGACAGAAGAGAAAACGGAGTATGGTTTAAAAACAATGGTATCCCGACATATATCACAGGGGGACACTATATGTATCTGCAATGGACAAAGATTGACGTAGGTTATCCCGACTATCGAGAGGCTAATCGCCTGCTCTATATATTTTGGGAGGCGTGTAAGGCTGACAACAGATGCTTTGGCCTTGACTACCTTAAGATAAGGCGTTCAGGATTTTCGTTCATGGCATCTTCAGAGACAGTGAGCACGGGAACTCTTGCAAAAGACGCAAGGGTTGGGATACTATCAAAAACTGGTGCTGACGCAAAGAAGATGTTCACCGACAAGGTTGTTCCGATAAACAGTAACTACCCGTTCTTCTTCAAGCCGATTATGGACGGTATGGACAAACCGAAGACTGAGTTGGCTTATAGGGTTCCTGCTTCCAAGATAACCAAGAACAATATGCACAATGTCGCTAATGACGACATTGAGGGATTGGATACTACGATTGACTGGAAGAACACGGATGACAACTCTTATGATGGTGAGAAACTTCTGCTGCTTATCCACGATGAGAGTGGGAAGTGGTTGAATCCGAACAATATCTTAAACAACTGGAGGGTCACCAAGACCTGTCTTAGGTTGGGTAGTAAGATAGTCGGTAAGTGCATGATGGGTTCTACGTCCAATGCGCTGAATAAAGGAGGAGCAAACTTTAAGAAGCTTTACGAGGACTCAGACCCGTCAACAAGAAATCCAAACGGGCAGACTAAGAGCGGTCTTTACTCGCTATTTATTCCGATGGAGTGGAACATGGAAGGTTTTATTGACAGGTATGGTATGCCTGTGATAGACACGCCTGAGAAGCCTGTGCTTGGTATTGATGGGGAGATGATTGCTGTGGGCGCTGTGGAGTATTGGGAAAACGAGGTTGAGTCTTTGAAGAACGACCCTGATGCGTTGAATGAGTTCTACCGTCAGTTTCCAAGGACAACGTCTCATGCGTTCAGAGACGAAAGCAGGCAGTCTATATTCAACCTGACCAAGATATACCAGCAGATTGACTATAACGACTCAATGATAAAGGAGCATCACATAACACGAGGCTCGTTTCATTGGAAGGATGGCGTGAAGGACACAAAGGTGATATGGTCGCCTGACCCACGAGGCAGGTTTGCTGTATCGTGGCTACCAGCGGCACACCTACAGAACAGGGTGGCTGTGGTGAACGGAAAGAAGATGCCAGCCAATGAGCATATTGGGTCGTTCGGGTGTGACCCGTATGACATCTCAGGCACAGTCGGAGGCAGAGGCTCTAACGGTTCGCTGCATGGGTTGACCAAGTTTAACATGGATGACGCTCCAAGCAATGAGTTCTTCTTAGAGTATGTGGCAAGACCTCAGACCGCTGAGATATTTTTTGAAGAGATACTGATGGCCTGTATTTTTTACGGTATGCCGATCCTTGCAGAGAACAATAAGCCGAGACTACTTTATCACTTTAAGAACAGGGGGTATAGGGGCTACTCAATGAATAGACCTGACAAACGCTTTAATAAGCTCTCTAAGACGGAGAAAGAGCTTGGGGGTATACCCAACACATCTGAGGATGTGAAGCAGTCTCACGCAGCAGCTATTGAGTCGTACATAGAAAAGTATATCGGTATGGATATAGATGGCTCGTACAGGACGATAGGAGATATGGGTACGATGCCGTTCTCAAGGACGTTAGAAGACTGGGCAAAGTTTGATATTACAGACAGAACAAAGTTTGATGCGTGTATCAGTTC